AAAGATCAGCTAGTAATAGATTTGATGTACGCCCAGCTATACCCGATCAGTCAGCTAGTGTAAAAAGTGTAGGTATCTTTGGACAATTAACTGGTAGTCGTGCCGATTTAATACTGGCAGATGACTGTGAAGTACCGAATACAGCATGGACTGTAGGTATGAGAGAGAAGCTATTGCAATGTTGCGGTGAGTTTAACGCTATTCTTAAACCAGATGGAGAAATAATGTTCTTAGGAACACCTCAAACAGAAGAAAGTATATATAACAAACTAAGAAATAGAGGTTATGACTGTCGCATCTGGACTAGCAGATACCCTAAGAAGCCAGAAAAGTATGGAGAAGCGTTAGCACCTATGATTCGTAACCTATCAAATGTTAAAGCAGGGCAACCAACTGACCCTGATAGGTTTTCTGAAATGGATTTGCTGGAAAGAGAAGCAAGTTATGGTCGCTCACAGTTTACTTTGCAGTTCCAATTAGACACTAGCCTGTCTGATTTACAGCGATTCCCACTAAGATTAGCTGATTTAGTCGTTATGGAGGTAAAAGATCATGCACCTGAGAAGGTTGTTTGGTCATCAGGAGCAGAATATAGGATTACAGACCTTCCAGCTGTAGGTTTTAGTGCCGATTACTACCACAGACCAGCGTTTACACATGGCAGTTGGCTACCTTTAACGTCAGTAGTGGCTTATATTGACCCATCAGGCAAGGGTGTTGATGAAACTGCATACAGTATAGTCGGACATTTAAACGGAAATCTTTATGTATTAGAGGTTGGGTCGTTTTGTGAAGGCTATACCGAGCCAGTTTTAACTGGTATTGCCGAAGCATGTAAAAGAAACAAGGTAAATCTAATATTATTGGAAGATCAGTTCGGTCAAGGCATGATGGAAAGCCTATTAAAGCCATATTTACAGAAAATTTACCCTTGTACTATCGAAGGTCAGCGTAGCAATGTACAAAAAGAACGCAGAATTATAAATGCACTAGAACCAGTTATGAACCAACATAGATTAATTGTTAATAGGTCGGTTATTGAGAATGATGCAAAACCTAGAACAGAGGATTCTGTAGATAAAGCGTTAGGTTATCAGCTATTTCACCAGATGACACACATAACTGTTGATAGAAACTGTTTACAAAACGATGATAGACTTGACTCTTTGGCTGGGGCGGTGGAATATTGGAATGAATCACTAGCAATAGATGAAGATAGAGCTATCAAAGATCGGGAAATGGAATTATGGGATTTGGAATTGGCTGCTCACAGGGGGGATATTGAAGGGGCTCTGGATGCCCAAGTCTTGGGTATTCCGCTTGAAAAACTCGGACATGGAAAAGCACAGGGGAGGTGGAATAATGTCACAGGGCACTAAAGAAATAAGATTAAGACCAAGAGCTTGGTGTATTAGAATCCCCAGAACCTATTGTGGTGATCTAGGTCATAAAAATATTGGCGGTTTTCAAACAGTCGTCATTGCATATGACCAACGTAACGCTTGGGAATCTGCTATGGGTTCACCTGATTGGGAAATGTTGTTTTTTCCTGTCGAAAATATATCTGTTTTTCCTACGCAACCAGTTTAATTAGTACCCATATGGGTCATCTTCACCTCTCATAAGAGCTTCAAGTCTGGCATTGCGTTTATCTACGTTATTTTTAATTTCTAATATACTTACTGGAGTCTTAATAGCGTTTCTTCCGAAATCTCCGTAAGTTTTCATAATATTTCCTGTCTTATTTGCAACCACCTCTTTTCGTATTTTGTCTTTATCAAGATCAGCTTGTGATTCTTGCGAGGGGTTTATGCCACACATTACTTTTCTTCTAATAACATTTCCCTTATCTTAGCAACAGCAACGTCATCTAGTTTATTTTCGCTAAGTTTTGCAAGTGCTTCTAAAATATCGCAGACTAAAATAGACACACTTTTACTTTTTAAGAAAGCAAAGATAATTGGGCGAATGAGACTAATCATTTTAAGAATCTATGGTTAATATAAGTGTAGTATAGATTGATTTCTATGGAAGAACAAGAAAAAGAAGGTATTGATTGGGCTGAAATTTTTGGCCATAGTGTCCGATTTATGATTTTGGTCTGGTCGTTATCAATGATGACTTTGGGGTACATGGATAAGATTAGGAATGACGGAGCTTTTTTGGCTGGCTTGACCTCGGGGGTGCTCGGTAGTTACGGCATTTCCGTTAATAAGAAAAAGGGTGGCAATAACAACAACAAAGACAGTAAAATGGTAGATAATAAGGACAATACAGTCGGAGTCCAATGAAAAAATTAATTTTACTAAGTTTATTAGCTTTTACTAGCCCTGTTTTTGCTAATGGAATACCTACTTGGACTACAGGCTCTAGCAACAGAACTGAAAATACTACTCAGACAATAACTCGCAGCGTAGTCACAGAAAAATATGGGTCTACAATAAATACTTGGGAAGGTTCTAACATAAGTGTGGCCGCATCTGCTGGTATATCTGGCGGTGATGCAGTATTTACAGTCGCAGATACTTCAAAAGATTGGTCATTAAATGTGACTTCGAGAGCATCAGGTTTAATGATTGAAAAGATTACTCAGAATGACACGATTAACACCACTAGCGTTATTACTTCTTTGTCTGTCTTTAGCCAGTAAAGTAAGAGCCGAAGGCGATACTAACGTACAGGCTCAACCAAATGCTATAGGGAACTCGTCAATAATTAATCAAAATATGAATATTAATAATGGAATGACAGGTAAACAACAATTTGGTTCTTTAGTTTGCAGTCAACCTACTATGGCAATCACTCCTTTTTATACAGGAAATGATGCTCAAGGCGAAGAGACATATTCCATAAATGAAGGTTGGGGTGTACAAATGAGCTTTATGATACCACTTGGAGATAATAAAACTTGTAACGAACTATCAAAAGTAAAACTAAAATTAGCTGAAGAAGAATTAGACAAGCAATTACACGATAAACATTTAGTTCGTATTCTGAAATGTCAGCAGCTTCACGCATCAGGATACATGATTAACCCTGCTTCTAAATACGCATACATATGTGCAGATGTCATCAATATACGAAGTTATGTAAAAGCTAATCCCGAAAAATTTAAGTAGCTAGTTTAGACACCACATAGTACAGGTATGTGAACTCTAGCTACCTTTATTATTATCCATCTTTTCCTTTACATTTGTGACTTCTTTTTTAAGAACTTTCTTAAATATTTTTGTCATTACTTTCTTTAATTGATTTATAACGCTTTGCAAAATTATTGAACCTGTAACGGCAGCCGTGGCACTTACACCTGATGCTATTACGCTCGATGCAATCACCTCTGGAGCAGGGATAGGCATTTCACCAAAAAATGGTATATTAAACGTAGCTATAGCGTCTTCACTTGGTAAAATTTCTGTGGTGGTTGGCAGGGTGTTCTGTATTATCTCTGGTTTTAATTGTTGCACTCCCTCCGTTGACGATGCTTTATCGTCTTCAGAAGTTGCAGAGTCTCCCTGATCTCCCAAACCCGACTCTACCTGTTCCAAAGATGGAAGGAGTACAGGGTCTAGATAAGGAATTTCGGCCACAGGTGGATAAAAATTTGTTTTAGGTGGTATTAATACGTTTATTTCTGGCAGTTGCGGTAGATATTCGTTCATTTTTTGATAGTATTGTTATAACCTTACACTTATTCTTTCGAGATAGCATCCTTGCGAGGTATTAGTCTAACTGAGATAAGAGGCGGTTACGCAAATTTTATTTCATCCTTAGATGGCTAACTTTACTCCGTCAAGGCTCGGACTTGTTAACAATACAGGTACTGGCTATGACGATCTTTTTCTCAAGGTCTGGAGTGGGGAAGTACTATCAGCTTTCCGTAAGTCTACAATCTTTGAGTCATTACATACAGTTCGGACTATTCAGTCTGGAAAATCAGCCCAATTTCCAATTATTGGACTCGCTAGTACCAGCTATCATCAAGTGGGTACACAACTTACTGGTTCAGCGATTAAGCATGCTGAAGCTACCATAAATATTGATGACAAGCTCGTAAGTCAGGTATTTTTGGCCGACATAGAAGAGGCTAAGAATCACTACGATGTGAGGTCAAGATATACAACCGAAATGGGAAATGCTTTAGCATATCGCTTTGACCAGAACGTAGCTGCTGTAATTGCCCAAGCTGCAAGAACGGCCACTAACTTCAACACAGATTTGGCTGGTGGTACAAGAGTTAAGATTCTTAAGTCTGGTACTGCAAACACGGCTGCTGCCGTATCTGCCGTTACTGGTGCTGACTTAGTTACTGCTCTTTGGACTGTTGCTGAAACATTCGATGTTAACAACATTCCAGAAGACAACAGATATTTTGCTCTTGACCCAGCAAATTACTACAAGTTAGCTCAGACAACTGATGTTCTTAACAGAGATTGGGGCGGTTCTGGAGCATATGCAGAAGGAACAGTTCTTAAGGTTGCTGGTATTAATATCATCAAATCTAATCACTTACCTAAAGCTAATAGAACTGCGGTAACTGGTGAGAACAACACATATCATGCTGACTATAGAGACAATATCGGTCTTGCATTTACTCCAGATGCAGTCGGTACTGTTAAGTTAATGGACTTGAAGATGCAGCAAACAG